GACTCCGTATTGTAGACCAAGTAAAAGAATTAGTTCTAAAACTCCAAAAACCACTAAGGAGATGACAGCAAAAGAAAAAAGCAGTAGAATAAGGCAAAAGAATAGATTAGGTCAACCAGCTGGAAAGCCTAGAAGAGTCAAGGCATTGAGAAGGAAAAAGAAATAATGGCAACTTCAAACTCAAGAGATTTTGATTTAGATGTAGGAGAACTTATTGAAGAAGCCTACGAAAGATGTGGCTTAGAAATGAGAAGTGGGTATGATGCTAAAACAGCTAGACGTTCTTTAAATCTTATGTTTGCAGATTGGGCAAACAGAGGACTTAATTTATGGACAGTAACACAAGAAACAAAAGCCGTATCCTCTGGAACTGCTACCTATACATTATCGAGTGAATTTGTTGATTTGTTAGAAGTTGTACTAAGAAATAGTTCTGGTACAGACTTTACTCTTACACAAATGAGTCGTGGTGAGTATCTAAGAATACCTAACAAAACAAGCACAGGTCAACCAAGTCAATATTTCTTTGATAGACAAACCACTCCCACGATTACATTATGGTCTACACCAGATGCCTCTTACACTCTTGTTTATTATTACGTAAGACGAATACAAGATGCAGATGCTTTGGTTAATACATCAGATGCACCTTTTAGATTTTTACCATGTATGGCAGCAGGTCTTGCTTATTATATATCTATCAAAAGAGCACCAGATAGAATACAGATTTTAAAAAGTATTTATGAAGAAGAATTTCAAAGAGCTGCCTCAGAAGATGCAAATAGCACTCCTTTAAAATTAACTCCAAATATAGACTACATGAGGTACTAAATGGCTAGGTATGCAAGTGGCAAGAAGGCATGGGGTTATTCAGATCGATCTGGTTTTCGCTACCGTTTAAGAGACATGATAAAAGAATGGAATGGTTTAAAGGTAGGTAAAGATGAATACGAAGCTAAACATCCACAACTAGAACCTAGTTATCCAGGTCCAGATCCAACAGCTTTATACGAGCCAAGACCAGATTCAAGAACGGAACCAGCGATAGAAAGATTATTAGGTGTAAATCCTTTTTTACATTCTGGTAGTGGAGCCATAACAGTCACTGAAAAAAATCATGGAAGAAGTAGTAGTGATACTGTTAGGTTTAGAGATGCCGTTGGCTTTGGAAGTCAAATTACAAAAGCATTGCTTGAATCATCTAGTGGCTATTCAATAACTGCTACAACAACAGATCAATATACATTTACAATACCAGGTATATCTGCCGCCACAGAGTCTGTTAATTATACTGTTACTGTTGTTAGTGGTAATCCAAGTAACCATCCTAGTTACAATGTTGGATCTACTAATAAATATGCTATTAATGGCAGCACAGCAACAGCAGATGTTCAATTAACATTTAAGGTTGGAAGCACATATCGTTTTACATTGAGCTCAAGTGATATGTCTTCGCATCCATTAAGACTTTATCTTGATGCAGATAAAACTACACAATATACAACGGGTGTTACATCTACATCAACCTATACTGAAATAACAGTTGCATCTGGTGCTCCATCTACTTTATTCTATCAATGTAGTATTCACGCAAATATGGGTGCAAGAATAACGGTCACAGAAGTAGATCAAGGATTAAATACTCAATTTGGTGGAGACATAGCTACAGTTGGTCCAGTAACGTTGGAGAAATAAATGAGTTTTACAAAAGCAACATTAAAGACAGCAATACAAGATTACACAGATAATGCTGAAACTACTTTTGTTAATCATTTAGATGATTTTATAAAAGCATCTGAGGAAAAAATATTTAAATCTGTTGACCTTGATTATTTTAGAAAAAACGTAACAAGTGCATTAACTCAGTCAGATCAGTATTTAACAATACCAAATGACTATTTAGCCTCTTTTTCTTTACAGATAACAACAGCTGGGTCAGAGGGATATCTTTTAAAAAAGGATGTTAGCTTTATTAGAGAGTATACCCCAGCTGCCACAACAACTGGACTACCAAAATACTATGCACGATTTGATGTAGATAATTTCATACTTGCACCAACACCAAATAGTAACTATGCAATCGAACTTCACTATTACTACAGACCTACAAGTTTGACTGCTGGATCTGATAGTGGTACAACTTGGTTAAGTACAAATGCTCCGTATGCTTTGCTTTACGGATCACTTGTAGAAGCGTATAATTATATGAAGGGTGAACCAGATGTTATACAAAATTACAATGGTTTATATATGCAATATTTAGAGCGTCTAAAAGATCTAGGAGAGGCTAGAGAGAATACGGATGCTTTTAAAACTGGTCTTCCGTCAAGACCACGAACTTAAAGAAGGAGTAACAAAATGGCGACAGCAAATGCAGCAACCAATTATCTAGAAAGAAGATTATTACATTTTTTGTTTAAAAATAATTCTCTGTCTTTCTCTTCACCAGGAAACAGTATCTATGTAGGACTGGCAACAGCCGTATCCACAGCAGAAACTGGGTCTTTAACAGAAGCAACATTTACAAACTATGCTAGGCAGCAAGTTCCAGCATCTGATTGGACAACCATAGGTGCAGATTCAACAGACACACAAACAGCTAAAAATACAAATGCTATTAGCTTTCCAGCATCAGGTGGTACAAATAATACCATCACTCATGTGTTTATCGCAGATGCAGCAAGTAGTGGTAACATATTGTTTGTAGGTGCTTTAGACGCATCCAAGACGATTGAGTCTGGAGACATATTTAGAATTAATGCTACGAACTTAACTATCGAGCTTAAGTAATGGCTCTTATTTTATCAGATAGGATAAAAGTAAGCACAACTACAACTGGGACTAGTACATATACTCTTGGCAGTGCCGCATCTGGTTTTGAAAGTTTTACAGATAATTTAAGTAATGGTGACACAACGTATTATTGTTGTACTGATGGAACTGATTTCGAGGTAGGGCTAGGTACTTTTACTTCTTCTACCAACAAACTATCTCGTACATCTATTATATCAAGTTCAAACTCTAACAATGCTGTGAGTTGGAGTTCTGGTACAAGAGATATATTTTGTACATTACCTGGTTCTAAAGCTGTTGTTTTAGATGCTAATGGTGCTTTATCTACTGGTATTACAATACAAGATGAAGGTTCTGGATTATCTACTACAGCCACGACATTGAATTTTGTTGGGTCTGGAATTGTTGCAAGTGGAACAGGAGCTACAAAAACAATTACTGTAACAGGTGGAGGTATTGGAACTTCTGCTGCAAATTACTTTGACGCACACACTTCATCTGATTCAAGTGCGTTAACTTCTAGTTTTGCTACAATAGACTTTGATACTATAAGATATAATTCTAATGGTTCTATTTTTTCAGAAAGTGCTGGTGAAGTAACCATGACTACTACTGGTATACATAGGTTTCATGCAGATGTTACGACAAAAATTACATCTGGAGGCTCTCGTTCTGATT